TATACTAGATATCTTTATGGAACAATTAGGCCGTCCAATGGTTGCTACATTAGGCCCTTGGCTAAAGAATCTTAATGAAACACTTGCTAAGCCAAGTATGAAAGACGCTGTAAAAGAGCTAGGTGCAGCAATAACAAGATCAGGTCTTGTTGGTCTTCGTATGTTTGGCCTTAAATTTGATGGCAGCACAGCAGAAGAAAAAACAAGATCATTCGCTAAGTCTATTGAAAGAGCTTCTCTTGTGATGGAGGATTTCTATCTATGGGCAATGGGTGAGCCTTCTGCTGCTGCAAGAGAACTTGGCGGTGGTACAAAGAAGAGTCTTTTTGAGTTTTCATTAAGTAAAGCGGCTGACGCTATTAAAAAGGCTTTCGACGAATCTTTAAAAGAAGGCTTCCTTAGCGACTTAGTAGATAGGCTTGGTATATGGGCAAATAAAATAATCCCTGATTTTGCAAAGGCTATCGCTGATTCAATAGTAAGTAAACTTTCACAGTTTAGAGTAACAAAAAGTTCTGGGCCAGGCTGGGGTTTTGAATTACAAAGAAAAAATAATTTAGGCAATTTCCCTGACAAGAAAGAAAAAACATTCGCTCAAAATGCTGTGCAAGGCGCTAGTATTGGCGCTGGTGCTGCTAATGCTGTTATGTCTGCTGTTCTGGCAGCCAAAGGTGGAGGTAGCGGCGGGCCTTTAATGGCTATGGGAATACTTTCTGCACTTCTTTCAATATCATCGTTTAGAGAATTATCTGAAGACCGTTTAAATGATGATGGGCAGAGAATAAGAACTTATCTTCGTTTAGCTCAATCTTCTTGGATGGCTATGAGTCCAACCGAAAAGAAAAAAGCTATAGGTGTATTTAATAAGTTTGAAAATGATCGTAGAGGCGATTCTATGATCACAGACGACTTCTTAGGACAAGGAACTACAAGCTTCTTCAGATCAAAAAGAAATACAGACTTTGATAAATTTATGGGATTACCAAAGAAACAACTAGACGAAAAGCAAATTTTAAAACAGATAGAATTTCTTGAAATGTTGAAGAGGCTTGAGAAAAATGGGCCAAGCAAAGAATCTGAGTACAAAAGATTTAATTTTGACAAAAGTTCACTAGGTTTAATGGGTATTCCTGGCAGACATGGAATGGGGAATATGTTTGGGCCTGGAGGTGGTAAAATAATTATCGACCAAAGAAATAACATTTACACTTCGGAAACGGCTGTTGCGGTTAATCAGAACTTGAATAACCAAGTCTTATCACTTGCAGGCGTAGGAGGGCTTTATTAATGGCTATAGACATTACAGAAAACTTATTTAATCCACTTGATTCTGCAAGTAATCAGGTTTATTCAAAGTTTTCCAACATAATGAAGTTTACAGAATACTTTGGTACTTACGGTGGTAGAACAATAAATGAAAAAAATGCAGTCACACTGAGAGGTGACTGTACTGTTTCTGAGAATTATAGTTTTGCAGCAAACGTGACATCACATCCCGTTCACAAGAGTACAGACATAACAGATAATGCAAGGCCTGAAGATTTTATAATTAATATTACTGCTATTAGTTCTGACGCCTCGATGAGCTATCTTGATACTATAGATTCTGTAGCTAATTCAAATGTGGGCAATATTATTAGGACTGCGTTTAATGATGAAGATTCACTTGATGCCTACCTTTCCAAGTCGCAACAAGTGTTTAAACAGCTTAAGTTTTGGTGGGAAAAAGGCACTCCACTAGCTGTAGATTGCGCTTATGATGTTGGGGGATTAAGAGATGTAAACTACGATGCTTCTGCGTTTATTATCCAAAATGTATCTATACCTAGAACTTCCGAAATAGGCTCAAGAGCTATAAAGTGGAATATGACTTTAAAGCTTGTACGGTTCGCAAGGGTTGAAAAAGAAGAGATAGGGCTATACTCGTTTTCTAAGGGGCAAAAGTCTTCAAACCAAGTAGACCCTAAAAAAATCCCTAATTCTAAACAAGATAAGTCAGAGGAAGCTGCAAAAAGGCTGAGAGATCGCAAAGGCCCACAATATTAAATAAGGTGTTAAGTATGCAATTATACAATTTACCTGCTGAGAAGCAGCAGCCTAGATCATATAGTTTTTCAACGAATCTTGATGGTCGAGTTTATAACTTTTCTTTTAGTTATAATAAAAGAAGTGATACTTATCATTTTAGTGTTTTAGATTTTTTAGGTAACACACTAATAGCTAACATACCCTGTTTGTCTTATATAGACTTCATGGTTACTAAGTACGCTATGACTGAAATATTACCATTTGGGGATATCTATATAGCAGCTACTAGTGGTGATGAAACGCAAGACCCAAATTTCCTTACGTTTAATACTACAATAGAATGTTTTTACATGAGTATAGCGGATGATTTATAAGGGTATTATTAATGTCTAATTTTGTTAAATATTTTCACGACACTGTAATAAATGGTGGTGATCAAAGTAAAAACCCTTTTGTTACTAGGGATACATTTAATAAGCAACAAACAAAAGATGTATATAAATTTCAAAGATCATACAAGCTTCTTGTGGGTGTTCCGAAGATATCTAGAAGATACGTTCAGTTTGATGATTTATTTCCTGAGTTTACAAACCCTGAAAGCAGGAGGTTCGTGCCAAATGTTTCTGGTGGTAGCTATGACATCACTAGTACAACAGATATTACCCCTATTGATGCTGAAGTTATAGGCGCGCCTTATTATCTTAAGTCTTGTATAATAGAGCAGAAAGAAGATTTAGGATTCCGAGTAACCTTTACATCTAATAAAAATGACTCAGGAAACCAAAATATAGAACGAATAACTGTATTCAATCCTCCAAAAGAGGTTGTTGATATGGTTAATGAGCCTGGGGCTATACTAAAGTTTTATTGCGGATATCTAGGCGACCCTGCAACGACTGATTCATTGTTAATGTCAGGTTCAATAGCTAGTTCTGACTTTAGAGATGATGGCGTTGATAAAGTTTTAACAATAGATATAGGGCAACTAGGTTCTACATACGCGACAAGATGGATAGCTAGACAGTTTAGCGGCAACACAAAAGTTGTTGATATCATTGAGCATTTAGCTACATACCTTGTGAGAAACAGTATTGTTTTAGATCAGTATTCTATAGACTTTCCATTACCTGTCACTGTGGGTAAAGAATACCCTGTCTTTGGTGATGCCTTAAGTGTTCTACAAAAACTCACTTCTTCCTGGGGTTATTACACTTTTGTTACTTCAGGTATTTTATATGTTAAGCCTGCAACGACTTTACAGGGATTCGAGAGTAGTAAAGTTATAAGGCTTTCTGAAATAAGTGGATTAATTGGAAGGCCTCAATTTATTGTAGATAAAAAAGACCAAGCAGCAGTTACTAATCAAATTAGATTTAAGTGCTTGCTTGACCCTAATATTAACTTACGCACAAGAATAAAATTAAATTCTGGGGTATTCAATAAAGATGTGGACGACCCAACATGGAACTTTAATGAAGCAACTATTGATATGACTGTAATTGTTACTTCTATGGTTATAAAGGGTGATAGTTTTAGTGGCGATTGGTATAATGAGTGTATTGCTGATATAGTAAAAGATACATCAATATTCCCTAATACTAATGATACTGTCATACCGTTGGCGCAAAATTCACTAAGAATAGGTTCGTAATGTCTAGGAACTATACAGAATTAGATTTAATAAGGCTTGCTATAAGAGAGCAGCTATTAGACTTGCATACTATGATACCGGCTAAAATTGAAAGCTACGACAGCACAACGCAAAAAGCAACGGTAGTAGTTTCAATAAACAGAGGTATAAACAACAAGGTTTTCCCGCCTGCCAAGCTTTTCAATGTAAAAGTAGCCTTCCCTCGCATGGGGGATAGGGGTGTTAGCTATGAGGTGAAAGTTGGGGATAGCGTACTTCTAGGCTTTGCACATCGAGACTTAACTCAGTGGGCTTCAGCAGGGGAAGGCTTTGGACCAATATCAAACGATATCTGCCCTCTAAGCTCGGCAGTAGTAATAGCTGGCATTAGCCCTGATTTACAGAACTTCACGCAGAAGCAAGGCGTTACAGAGCTTGTGGGGAGTAAGTTGTTTTTAGGCGACCCTAAAGCAGTTGGTCCAACTCTTGCTCCGCAACTAACGCCTACTCCTCATGTGCCGGTTTTACCAGCAAAACAGCTTCCTTATGCTGCAAAAGAATATGGACCTCTAAATTTAGACTTAGTTTCTCTTTTGGTTTCACTAATTGAGAATTTGTTGGCTGCTTCCTATGGTATTACCTATATTTCTGGTACTCCCAGCGGAATGGACGGAATAGATGACACTAGTAGAGCTAATCTAACAAAAATTGTAGAAGCCCTTAAAAAACTAAAAGCGAGTAACTAATGAGTGATATTTATACTGACAGGCTAACAAACGATATACAAATAACTGGTGGCGATATTGTTTTTACATCAGACATAGGCTTTGAAGAAGTAATGCTGCAAAAGATAAGGGCTTTACTTAATACATTTCAGGGAGAATACTATAAGGATGATGTAAATAATCCGCAAATTGGTGTACCATACTATCAAAAGATTTTTCTTGATAAAATACCCACTGCTAAACTAGCAGATAATGTTTTCAGACAGTCATTAATGAGTGTTCCTGGGGTTACTAGTGTGGAAGAATTAAACTTTGCTATAAACTCAAGGACTAGACAGCTTCTTGTAAGGTTTAAAGTTAAAATATCGTCAAGTTCATCAACAACAACTGTGCAAGATGAAGTCCTTTTAGGCGCAGTAAATTCTTAGAGGTATCTTATGGCTGGAATAACTGATAGTGGTTTTGAAATAAAAACCCAAGAAGAAATAAGAAAAGCTATTACTGACAAAATGCAGGCATCTTTTTCTATTATAGATGCTAACGGCGAACAAACTAGTATAGACACTAGTCCTTCCAGTAGGTTTGGGCAGCTTGCAGATATTGTAAGTGACGAAATAGAGAGTGTTTGGGAAGCTGCTCAAGCTCTTTATGATAGTAGATACCCCGATAATGCTAGTGGAGTAAACTTAGACAATGTTGTGGCTATAACAAACACTGTTAGACAAGTAGCGCAACCAAGTAACGTAAGCTGTTTAGTATTAAGTAATAACTCAAATGTCACTATTCCGGTAGGACAGGCAGTAAGTAAAGATATACCAGGCGATAACGAACAATTTGTAAACACATTTGAAATACCTATTGGGCAAAACTTTATATGTATCCTTCCAAATGATTTCTGTGACTCTGGTAAGGTTCAGTTAAAGTTTGAAGGGGAAATAGCTACAGACTTTAACGGCGATATAATAGATTTCAACTACGACGATGATGCAGCAAAATGGAAAGATAACCTAGAAAACATTACTACAAATGTCACAGACGAAGGTAATACTGTCGTCGCAGACTATGTATTACCCGAAGTAAATGTGGAGGGGTCTTTACTCAATTCTGGTTATGTACTAATAGAGTTCGTTGAATCGAATCTTTCTATAAATAAGCCTACTTTTGAGCTTAACACTTTAGAGAAATACGGTGTGCCGCAACCTGTTTATGCTTACTACTCTTCAGACGAGCAAGTAACATTCCAAGGAACGGATACTACTGGCAAACAGATACCTGCTTTATCTGTAAGAAAAGTGCTAAGTACGAACGTGAACTTTAATGCTGCTATAAATCCATTTACAGGCTCGCCAGGAATACCTAGAGAGAGTGATGCAGATCTTAGAATAAGAAGACGCGAAGAACTTCAAAATGTCGGCCAAGTAACTCCTGGGGGTATTAAAGCTAAGCTAACAAACATACAAGGTGTAAGTGATGTTTTCATTATAGAAAACGATACAGGCTTTACCGACTCAGATGGTCGCCCTCCTCATTCTTATGAAGTTTATTGTAATTGCTCTGAAGATTTGGAGCAGACTGTAGCTGAATCTATATATGCTTCTAAGCCTGTTGGTATAGCTGCTGTCAGTTCACAAACAGGAAGTGCTAAAGTTGAAAAAACTATTAAAGACGTTAATGGCAATGATATTGTTATTGAGTTTTCAAGACCTGTTGGAACATTATTCTACATATACATAGAGATGGAAAAGACTGAGTTCTTCCCTGCTAATGGAGAAGAAATGATTAAAAATAACCTAATAGAATATTTCCAAACAGAATACGAGTTGGATGACACTGGTTATAATAAAACTGTTTACGTACACAACTTATACACACCTGTGAACAATGTTATAGGCATTGGCGAAATGACTATTAAAATGACTACATCAGTTCCGTCGCCTAACTCAGATCCGAACCAGTATTCTACATCTCCTATAGTTATAGATGTAGACAACTTTGGATTAGTTACAAACGATTCTATTTACATTAACGAGGTATAGTATGGTTAAACCATTAGAATATGTAGACCACAGCGCAGAGGCAGATGAGAAATTTCTTTCTCAATATAAGGGGTCAGAAAACTTTGTTAGTCTTGTTAAAATACTTTTAAGTGAATTAACTCCACTAGAAGATATGTATTCTACATGGACTGAAAAGCTTGATCTAGATACAGCGACTGGTGTTAATTTAGATTACTGGAGAGATATCTTAGATTCGGATTTAAAGCCTTTTCAAGAAAATCCAAGACCAGAAGATGATAATGTATTTAGATCTTTGCTTTACGCTCTTATTGGTGCGTATAACTCTGATGGTACAGCTAGGGCTATACAGCAAACTTTAGAACAAGTTTTACAAGCCGATAGAGTTTATATAGATGATAACCTTGATGGTTCTTTCTCTTTTGAAGTAGATAACCCTACTTACATTTTTGGCAAAGAATTAATTGCAAACATCGTTAGGATAGCTAAGCCAGTGGGCGTAGAGTTCTTAGGTTACACCGTAACTAATGCTTATGGTGAGCCTAGCTTTGGATTCCTGGAAGATACAGATGAAAACACTTTAGGGTTTGCCGTATTAGCATCAACCCAAGTGACTTCTGGCGTTTGGGAAAACTATCATTGCTCTGGATTGGGTGAAATAGACACAGAAGAAAGAATCATAACTACAATTGACGACAATCTTTTAAAGGCAGACTTTACAATCATTCAGCCAAAAACCTATACTGAAGTAGTAAGCGAAAGCGCTGGGCCTGTACCGTATGCTCCTTACGTTAATGTTCCTTTGACTTGTAGAATAACAAACAACTCTAGTCAGCCATTAAGTGACTTTATAATGGAAGTAAAACTAAATGGTGACAAAGTAGTTTTAAGTTTTGAAGCAAATGAATCTGCTGGCAATTGGGACGTTTTTGGTTTGCCTTTTTATGGCAACTCAGCTGAACATTGGTCGGGTTTAGTCGAGGCTATTGACGCTAATGGTGTGGTATGGAACTTTTCTTCAACTCCTGAAGACAGCACTAGAATATACAGATGGCAAAAAGAAGTTTGGGTTGAGGGAGCTATAATAAAAAAAGATGGCATAGAGCTATCAGACAAGAATGATGCAGTTGTTCAGTTTGCGCAAGTGACAGGTTCCAATGGAAATATTCCTGCTACATATTCCAGTCAAGGTGATTATTTTGTTTATACAATATATGAAGATGATTTACACCTTTACGGATTTTGTTATGACGCTTTACTAAACGGTACTCCTTTTGCAAATCAACTTATTGAGGGGCCTGGCTTTGCAAGCTTAGAAGTGGGGGATACCTTTACTCTACCTATTCTTAACGCTATATCAAGTGTAGATGCGAATATTAGTTATAATACTATGATGGGCGGTAGCACCCCAACGATGACTTATAATGCTTTAAATGACGGCAGCGGAAACTTTATTTGGAAACAAAATTATTTATTTTCAAATACAGATAGTTATGCTGATTTCCTTACGCCTAACATACTTTACAGGTCTAGAAATACTGTGTATGTATCAGGCGTAGGGAGTGGCTATTTAGAGTTCCTTTATATAGATGCGGTAAATACAGGACAATCTCAAGAAGTCACTTGTTCTGGACTTAGACTATGTGATAGCGATGGCATCACCGTATATGAATTTGAAGATGGCTATGAGATGGATGGTTATGCAGGTTTTAATTATCCTAATACATTTTTCGATATGACAACGCCTCCAATATCGGGTGACGCCCTTTTCACTGTTAAAGAGTTTATAGAAACAGAACGAAACTATATGCGTTTACGGGTAGAAGATACAGCTACAATGAATGGGCTTCAGTATTCTGTAAATTCTTTTACATTTAATGAAGCTGAAGAAACTTTTCTTTCTACAAGTGTTTCAACCAGTATGGATTTAAACCCTGTTGTAATAACCGAAGACAAAGACGGCGAAGATTTTGTTGATGACATAATGAATGAGTTCAATGGTGTTATTGGTGCTAAGGTAGGTTTTGAATATGACTTCTATGATGTTCCTGCTACACCCGAAAACCCAACAGAATTAGGTCAGCTTTCATCGTTTACGTTCCAGTCTTCTGGGGGATTTGGAAAGGCAGACGGCAGCGCTATTTCTGCTGCAATAGAGCCTCAAGTAAATAATGATTTTGAAGATAGTAAAAGTATGGCTTTTTACGGTGATGAGTCATTCTTATCTAGCTTTGAAACTGATTTAAAAAATACTTTTACGCAGGGTAGAGTTTTAAGACTTTTTGATAAAGACAACAATAGATTCGAGCTTGAAAGATTGTCTTCAAACGATGACCTTGTTTTTCAACCTGACAATAAATACGCTGATACAGACAATGGATTAATAAATACCAGCTTGGATTTATCTTATGCTTTTCCATCTATAAATTCAGTTGCGTCTACAGGTTTTGGTAACATACTTAAAATACAACCAGGTTTTTCCATGCCTAATCTTTCTCAGGTAGACCCAAGTTATCTTGAAATTGACACGAAAGGCGATGTAGCAAGAGCAGAAGCGCTTGTCGATCAGCTAAATCGTTTTATTCTTCATTTAGATAGAGAAATAACAATTCATGGTATGGACGGGAATACTGTTAGAATAGTTAATAAAACTACAGACCCATACATCGGTAGCTGGGCAACAGGAACGGCGACTTACGCTGATAAGGCAAGCCTGCCTAGCCCTGCTTATGGTGATCTTACGATATATTATACAGAAGATGATCAGCAGTATTGGATGGTTCAAGATGGTGCTTACCTTAATCTTACTAGAGTACAAAGAACGGATACTTCTGGCAATGTAACTGGAACAGTGGTTAAATTAATGTTTAAAGATGGGCCTAAACGTAACCCTACCAACCCAGGCGCCCCAGGAGCGATAACTGATTCTTTTTATGATATTTATCTAAATGGAGTTTTAAGCACATCAAGCATAATAGCAGGAGGTACTTCAGTCCAACCCCTACTAAGATATGATTCATCTTATAATAATAACTATACGGCAGTTTACAACGCTTATAACCAAAACAACCCAATTAAAAACGGTAATGTATATTTAGAATCAGAAATCAGTAATTCTCAAAATACAGGCTTTGAAGGTATTAACCAAGGCTTAGGTGTGGTTATTTATGATAGTCCTACTGATTCTACTTTGTTTAATTGTTATTACAACGGAGTCAAAGTTAGCCCTGCAAGCTTTTTAACTTTGTTTAACGGGTATGATAAATCAGATTCGACTACTTTCGATAGCCAAAATCCTTCGGGATTAAAGGTTTATGATAGTGTTTTACCTGCTGCTCAAAGTAGTGACCCTAAAGTTATAAAATACCCGTACATGTTCCCTAGAGATCAATACAACTTTTACGGCACTAATGAGTCAAATCTATTAAAATACGACAACGGTAGGTTTGATTTTTCAATGAACTTAATGGATTCTGATGACATACTTGAAAAGATTACAGATAATTTTAAAGATAATATAAAAATTGGAAACAATATAAGTGTTGTAGATAAAGCGGGTGTAACTTGGAAAATACAAGTGCCTGAAGGTTTTGTAAATGAAAACCCAGATGACGACAATAACCCATACTTTACTGTTTCCAGTAATAGGTTTACAGCAGGTGGCGGTTCTGCTGCTACATTAGATAAGCAAGGTGCAGGATATGACGGCATAAAACTTTCAGTAACTACCGACACATCAGCAACACCAAGCAGTTTCTTTTTTGATGTTTATAGAGATGGGGTATTAGTTCCTGTTGATGTGGACACGGGAAGGACTCAAGAGCCTGAATGGTATTTCACTCCTTATGGATTAGATGATAAAGCCATCTTTGAGCAAAATAACCCCGAAGGCTTTATAATGGATTTACAACCTCAAAAACGTCAGTGGATAGTTGAGAATCTTTCGACATTTGATATTGTGACCACTGAATCACATTCTGACTATTGGTCAGTTAGTATTAATATGTCTTTAGCTGGAGCAGATAACGTAGCCCTATTGCAACAAAACGAGCCACAAGTTATTATGAATCTATCTTCAGAGCAGATAGCCGAATTAAATATCAGCGCACCTAATGTTATTCCTTATTTAATAAAGGAAACAGAAGAAGGTGATGGAATAATACCTGAAGAAGGTTATTCCATTAAAGGTGGTGGACGTTATTCAATTCTTAATCAATAGGTGGCAGTATGGATATTAATGATATTAAATGGGCCGATGAAGAATCAGCCCTTAAGGTCGCAACCTCTAGCAATCAACAAGCTAGAGGCTGGGATACTTCTGACGGCACAATAAGTGGTGTAGTAGAAAAACCTAACCTTCAACAAACAAACGGCTGGATGCACACAGTCTACAAGTGGATAGAATACCTTAATGCGTTAAGATATCCAGTAGGCACAGTAATTAGTAGTTTATTAACTGAAGAACAATTTTACGAACAAGCATCTAATGATTGGACGTTATGTGATGGTAGATCTGTACCTGCTAGTGCCTATACTACCTTAACTGGCTTAACAAATGTTCCAGATTTAAGAGCAAGATATATAGCAGGCGCTGGTACTAACTCAGGTACAATCAATGGGGAATCCGTTCCAGAGATCGGGCTTCTTGGAGAGGTAGTCACGTCTAACCCATCATTCGCCAGCTTATCAGGTAGCGCATCTGTAGGTGGAGAGAAGTGGGAAACTGGTAATCTTGAAGTCGATATGGATAGTATTGTTTTTGAAGGTGATACTGCTGAAGCTAATTTCAAAGCAGAATTTCTTGGTAGTTCTAATTCCCAAGCCGTTATGAACGGGGGTTTTGTAGAAGAATATAATATATATGATGTTAATGGCACACCAGAAGTTACGTTTAATGTATCTAATTACTTTCACGACCACAATAATGTACCAGCTAGAATCACAGGAAGTATCACTAGTAATACATCTACCTTAACTACGCCTGTTTCAGATAAGTTTTTATTACCTAAAGATGACAACAGCAAAGATTATGATGTGGCTTTAGACTCGATAGCCTGTAATTATTTTATAAGGATTAACTAATGTCTCAACAACCATCTCAGCAACCTGATTGGGCTACTGAATCTACAGCACTAAAAAGAAATCCAACCCCAACTATGCAGCAAAGAGGCTGGGATACCTCTGACGGTACTACAGAGGGTATTGGGCAAAAGCCGACTCTTGAGCATACAAACGGATGGATGCACAATGTCAGCAAGTGGATAAAATACTTAGCTAGTAATAATACAGCTCCAATTGGAACAGTTGTTATGTCTATGCTTACTGAGCAACAGTATAACGAAGAAGTTTCTGGCTCTTGGATATTATGTGATGGTCGTAGCTGTGCAGGAACAATTTATGCGGATGTTACAGGGAAAAATAAAGTACCTAATATGGTCGGCAGATATCTTGTAGGTTCTGGTGACAATGGTTCATCTAAAATAGGCGACTTACATGAAGAGGTAGATTCCTATGTATATTCTACAACTCCAGGGGCTAAAGTAGCTACTGGCGGCACGCAAGTAACTATCGGTGGTTCATCTATAGATATGTCTAGCTACACAGCTACGATACCTAGTGTGAGTGGCTTTACAAGTGCTTCTATTTCAGCTAAAGCAAAGGTAATAAACAGACGTCTTTATTTTCCATATAATAATGATTTTGACCCTAACGAAATTGATAGATACGATATTTTAAGTGTAGTAAACCGTTTTGTTGCAGACAGTGATAATATTTATGTAAATATACCTATTAGTTCACAGCCTCACTCTCACACATTTAACATACCTACAACTAATGATAGTATTGAGACAGACTTAGCTAATAATATTGGTTATCAAAATAAAAGTGATAGCGACCTTAGTAATCCAGATCTTAATTTCAGTGATAAAACTAAGGTTACAGGATTAAAAACAAACTATTTTATAAGGATTAACTAATGGCTAAACCTACGGATTCGCCTAAATGGGCAGATGATAATGACGCTTTAAAGGTCGGAATTACTGAAGAAAGACAAAAGTTTGGATGGAAAAAGCTAAGTAACGGCTTTGGAGAAAGGCCTAGTATTCTTCTTGTTAATGGTTGGTATAACTTAGTATATAGATGGATAGAGTATTTGTTTGCTAACAGAGGCCCTGTAGGAACAATGATCTGGTCTGTTTTAGATGAAGCTCAGTTTAATTCATTAGTACCTTCTGGTGATTGGGTTTTATGTGATGGCAGGGATGTGATAGGAACGGATTACTATAATAAAACTAATTTTGCTAATGCGCCTGATATGAGAGGCTTGTTTTCATCAATGCCAAATCATGATTTAAGCACTGATGTCTACCAATATGATAGCGATTCTATCAGTAATCACGGCGTTGTCTATGAGTATCAAAATGGTGAGAACTTTCTTACAGATGGTGGAAACTCTACTGTAGATAGTGACTTTTATACTACAGGTCTTAGGCTTGTTAATAATGGTGAGCCAGAATCTTATTCTCAAACAACAAATGAATCTAGACAAATTGCTGTAACAAGAACTGAGCCGAACGCCCCGATTAGCAGTTGGGATAGTTATCGGTTTAGTGCTATATACAACTCAGGATTAGATCTTACCGTTCCTGGTAATGTTAAAGAGTTTGGTACATTCTGGACATATAATTACCAAGAATTTAATGCGTCAGCAGGTGAGGGTAATTTTGTTAATGCTCCTAACACTGGCGATCAAGCTCACACTCATGAATTATCAGTTGGTCACAACAGAACTAATATACCTAATACTTTAACTTCATCGTCTGTAACTTCGGTATCTGCTGAGGCTGTAGTGGATGTGGAGATAACCGATACATCAAGATTATTACCTGAGACTGTTTGCTTAAATTGTTTCATAAGGATTAACTAATGAAAGCTAACACACTTTTAAAATGGATACCTGAGACTCAAGCAAGTGATGAAGTATTTATATCTCCTGTCTATGACATGGAAAACTCTACAAGGTCACTTGCTTTTCAGGTGCAATGGTCTTCTGGTCTTGCAGGCACTTTCAAGTGGC